GAAGAATAGACATCACGTAGCTGTGCAAATGGAAATGGAACAGCAATGGCAAAAGGATAATGGTCCTATTGTTAAGACTGCTGATCAATTGTGGAAGTATAGCGGAGAGACTGAATTAGACTCAGAAGATTTACTAGTATCTCGTATGAGAGAAACTGTAAGAGTAGTACTTTTAGATAACGGTATATACTCTCTATTGTCTGAGAGGCGCTCTAAAATACTTGCTTATTGGTTAGACAATCAAGACAAGACTATGAAACAGATAGGTTATGACGTAAGCTGTTCTCCTACTACTGTTTCAAAGACTGTTCGTAAATATTTAGCAGAAATTAAAAGATTAAAGAAATGAATAAACTAGTAAAATATATACTTAGAAAAGTTAGATTCTTACACTACTGTGGTTTTCACAATGAAGAATGTAGACGTAGAATTTATACAACTGAACAAGATTATATATGTTTAAGAACGGGTAATACCCACAAAAAATTTGAATTATGAGTTTAAGAGAACAACTACGCAGAAATAAAACAGTGCGTGGAAGAAGATGGACAGTTAAAAGAGACAGCGAAGGTGCGCTGGTCGGAGTTAAAATGATCTATAACCCTGACGAATATATTACATATTCTACCGCTAAACCAATGGTAGGTGATAAAGATTTGCTTAAGATATTAGATAAAGAGTTTATTAATAAAAATTAAATAAAATGGGATATACACTTGTAGAGCCACTAGTAATGATATTTACTTGTCTGGTTGTAGGATTAGGATTAGGTGCATTATTTATGCATAGAAAGTTAAATGTAGAGATAGCTCTTCTAGAAGAAGATGTCACAACAGCACATAAAAGGCTTAGAGAATTACTCGGTCAATACAATGCTGTACGTTCTAAGAAAGATGTTACTAAGGCTACTATCCTAGATGATAGCTTTAAAGCAGAACTTCATATAAAGGACGATAAGATAGATAGATTGAATGCGTTAACAGAGGTTTATCAATTAGATAAAAAAGGTTCTCAAAAGAACTTGGAAACAGCTGCAGCTCAAATATTAATACTAGAAAGTAGAATATCTAAGAATAAGAAGATAGCTATTGCAAGAGAGACTGAGTTAACTACTGCTTTAACTTGTATAAATGATCAACTAGAATTAATTGATACTTTGGAGTCTAATTCTAAGTCAGAAGGTTATAAGAGAGTAGATACTAATACTGAGATACAAGAATTAACTCTTTCAGTAAAAGCTAGAGACAGGTCTTTGGAAAGAAAAGATAAACGTATTCAAGAACTAGAGTCTTTATTAGAAGAGGATGACGATGGTAAAAGGTTAGGAGGTGGTGTTGGTAACTGGAAGCGGATATGAATGACGAAGACATAGACGAAATACTACAGTATAAATATTGGCCTGTTGTAGATATAGAAGGTACTGAATTTAAAGCTATATTATATAAATATAGAAAACGTGATAATAGCTGGAGACAAAAAAAGTCACGTAGATTTAAGACTCCCCATGAAGCTTGGGAATATCTTCGAGATACACTGGTAGACACATTAAAATTTATAAGATGACACAATTAAAACTATTTAAGATGGATACAAATGATTTAAGAGATCAACAACAAAAGAAAGCCTTGAATCATTGGGCTATAAATGGATTCGTAGGTAGTATATTAGCAGGTACAGGTTTTGGTAAGTCTAGATGTGGTGTTATAGCTGTAGGTGAAACTATAAAACGTCTAACTAAATACAATGACCACGGTGAGCGTATAGTTCATGTCACTGGATTAGTGCTAGTACCAACAACACAGCTAAAAGAACAGTTTGAACAAGAATTTATTAAATGGGGATATGAAGGTGTATTAGACATGGTTGATTTTATGTGTTATCAAAGCGCTTATAAGATGAAAGATAAGCACTATGACATAGTTGTATGTGATGAGATACATCTTGGTTTATCTGTAGAGTATCGTAAATTCTTTGAGAACAACGATTTTAATAGATTATTATGTTTGACTGCCACATTACCTGAAGAATATGAATATGAAGAGTTACTATTAGAACTATCACCTATAGTGTATGAAATTACATTAGATGAGTGTGTAGACTTAGGATTAGTATCTCCTTATAACATTACATGTAGACCTTTAGAGTTAACATATATTGAGCGTACTGAGTACAAAAAGATAAATAATAGATTTGTCTATTGGAAAAGTCAGCTAGGGCAGCACGAAGCTTTTGATAATGCTAAATATATATTAAATAATATATCATCATCTTCAGAAGAGAAAAGGGCTGCCACACAGTTCTACAGATCTATAAGAGAACGTAAAAAGATTATAGATTTTGCAGAAAATAAAATAGAAGCATTTAAAGATATAGTATTAAACAATCCTAAAAAGAGGATACTTGCATTTGGAGGTGCTAATGATTTCACTGATATGTTAACAGACTCAGTTATACCGTTAGCCCAGGCGTACCACTCTAAGAAAAGTAAAAAGCAAAAAGACTCTGCTTTAAAAAATTTTAGAGATGGTGTTATAAATGTATTGTGCTCAACTAAAGCTCTGAATCAAGGATTTGATGTTCCTGATGCTAATATGGGTATTGTATGTGGATTGACAAGTAAGTCTCTACCTATGATACAACGTGTAGGTAGGCTTATTAGATTCCAAGAAGATAAGATAGGTGAGATTATAATACTATACATAAAAGATAGTCAAGAAGAGAAATGGCTATTAAGTGCAGTTAAGAATTTGAGTAATGTAAAATTTGAAATATGATAATAGAAATAGATTTAGAATTAATAAAAGAAATAGGGCTAACCCCTAACCAGTATATATATTTACATTGTAAACATAAAGAACATGAATATACATTAAATAATATTCAAGTGCCTATTTTAATAAATGGTGGATGGCTTGACGCTGAAGGAGATATAGGCCCTAAATGGCTGGACTTATTTGCTTCAGATTTTAATGACTTATTTATTCAATTGCTTGATGCTTACCCTGCAATTGTAGAGTCCCCTAACAGAGGTAAGCGTGTTTTACATGCCAAAGACCCTGATGCATATACTAATATGAAAGCTAAAAATAGGTATCGTAAGATTACTGGTGAGAAACTAGAGAAACATAAAGAGATTATGAGACTACTACAGGTTCAACTAGCAACAGATGATCTTGAGTATATGCAAAAATTAGATACATGGCTAAATAATCATACTTGGGAACAGTATATAGATATTAACTTAGAAAAGAAAGACGATGGAAGAATCACAAGATCCCTTTAAGAAGGGAGGGTTTCAAAAAATTGGGACCGCAGTAAAACAATCACTTGCGGTTGTTAGAGATGCTATGCTAGGTAACAGAGATGTTATTCCTACTAAGTGGCCAAGGCTAAACCGTAACTTACTAGGAGGATTACAGAAAGGTAAGTTATATGTTGTAGCAGGGCGTCCAGGTGTGGGTAAGTCAGCATTTAGTAATCAACTTATATTTGACGTTCTAGACAGTAATCCTGAAACAGCTATGGTGGTTTTATACTGGACATTTGAGATGCCTGGTTACCAGCAGGTGATGCGAAGCGCTTCTAAAGATCTGAAGAAGGGGTTAGGGGAGCTATTCTCATTAGATAAACCATTATCTAAGAAAGACTTTGAGAGTTATGCGTCTAATGCTACTAGATACAACAAGTATGAGATATACTTTAATAATCATCCTAGAAGTATGGAGTTTATAATTAAAGCTAATGAACGTATATTTGTAGCTTACCCTAATAAGACTATTATTAATGTGTTTGATCATTCTAGATTGATTTCAGGTAAATCAGAGACAGAACTTCAGCGTTTAAACGTAGTTTCTAAAGGATGTATGTATTTACAATCTAAAATGGGTACTGTAAATATACTATTGTCTCAGTTAAACAGGAATATAGAACAGGAACACCGTGCTAAAAACCAGTACCAACCTTTGTTAACAGATTTATTTGGTGGTGACAGTATTGGTCAGGATGCACATGTTGTTATGATACTTAATAGGCCGCACGCTTTATATGGCATAACCGGTGTCTACTGCGATGAGGATCCTGTTAATTTATTAGCGTGTCATGTAGAAAAGAACAGAGATGGAATGCTTGGTATGATACCATACGAAGCAGATATGTCAACATTTACAATTAACGAAAGAAAGAAATAATGAAACAAATAGATGAAATGTTAAAACAATGGATACATAGTAGTATCATAAGAAAAGCATTAAGAAAATTAATAGTCGAGTATGCTACAAGCGCCTATCAAGATGGTCAAGGAGTGGATGGATACGGTAGATACTCATAAAACAAATAATAAAATGAAAGAAAAAGCAATTGAGATAGTTAAGAATTTAGATATGACTATTGATAAATTACGTAAAATTAAAAATAGAGTAGCACAAGACGATAGTGGAGTATTTAGTAATCCTTGTGCTTCTGTGGATAAGTTAGAATCTAAAAGAAAGCAAATAATATTTAAATATAAATTAAAAAAGTAATAGTATGGAGTTACCAACTAAAAAGGTAAAGGCTAGCCGTAAATCGCCAAAAACAATGATAATATATGGTCCTCCTAAAATAGGCAAGACTACTATGCTATCACAATTAGATAATTGTTTGATTATTGACTTAGAGAATGGTTCAGATATGGTTGATGCTTTAAAAGTTAAAGTAAACAGCTTAAAAGAACTATCTGAAGTTGGTCAACAAATAATTAAAAACAATAAACCATATAAGTACGTAGCAATTGACACTATTTCTAAATTAGAAGAGTGGTGTGAAGCAGATGCTAAGTTACTTTATATGAAAACTCCGATGGGTAAAAACTTTGATACAAAGTATCCTGGGATGTCAATACTATCATTGCCTAATGGCGGTGGCTACTTATACTTGAGAATAGCCTTTCAAAAATGG